AAGTTTTTGTTCCAGATAGTTATAAATTCTAAGGAGAAAAATGAAGTTAGTACATTTCACAGCAGAGTGGTGTGAGCCATGCAAGATGATGAAGCCAGTAATCGCAGATATTCTAGAAGAGCGACCAGATCTTGAATATGTTCCAATTGATATTGGCAGCAATAGAGATCTTGCTATACAATATGACGTAATGGGAGTTCCTACTTTCATTACTGAGCAAGACGGAATAACTATAAAGAGAGTTTCTGGTGCAATGACAAAGACTCAGTTTGTTGATGCGCTAGACATTTAATCCTCCGCGCAGGGGTACGAGGTAACGCCCTGCTATTCGCACCTGAGCATGTGCCCCTAAACTGCTCATTAATCCTACATGGTTCATATTTGTGATATAATTGAACCATGACTAAGCACAAAGAAGAAATAATAAAATTAAATCACTATACAAATTTTCAACCTTTATGGGCATTAGATAATTTGATTAAAAGCGATAAAATTAATAATGTACAATTAAAATTAGTATGAGTGTATTAGAAAGAATAGCAGTTTATCACAAAGATTGGGTTGCATTAGCAGAAGTATTTGATAAGGATTGGGCAGAAGATTTGGTACAAGAATTTTATTTACTTTTGCATAAATACAATGTTTCAGAAAGCCAATTATTCACAAACGATAAACCAAACAGAGGTTATTGTTTTATAATTATTAGAAACATTTATTTTCAACTTCATAATATTAGAAAACGTATTGATAAATGTGAATTAAATGATGAAGTTTACCATTTAGTTGATGATTATTCTGAAGAAAAGGAAATTGAATGGGATGATTTTAGAACAAAAGCAGAACAAGAAGTTAATAGTTGGGAATGGTACGACAAAAAATTATTCACTTTGTACAGGGATAATAAAACATCAATAAGAAAATTAGCAAAAGAAACAGGTATTAGTTTTGTTTCTATATTTCACACATTAAAAGCTAATAAGCAAAAGCTGAAAAGATTATTACAAGAAGATTACGATAATTTAAAACTTTAAAAAATGGCAAGAAGTAAAAAAGCAAAAGGTCTTGGTGATACAGTAGAACAAATCACTAAAGCAACAGGTATTAAAAAAGTAGTTGATGCAATTTCAGAAGCTACAGGTGTTGATTGTGGTTGTGGTGAACGTAAAGAACTATTGAATAAATTGTTTCCTTACAAACAAACTGAATGTTTAAACGATGAAGATAACGAATGGTTAACACAATTCTTTTCAGTTACGAATAATCAGTTAACACCAAAGCAACAAACTAAAATTACAGACATTTATAAAAATGTATTTAATCAAAGAATAGAACCTTCAAATTGTGGTTCTTGTTGGAGAGATAGAATCAACGAATTAAAGAAAATCCACGATACGCAAAATGCATAATTGGAACGAGCAGGATTTATTCCTTTGGTTAAAAGAAAACATTTACAAGGATTTAGTTAAATCTAAAAATCCAATGAGTAGATGGGATTGTTACTCACCGCAGTTCAAACATCGTATAGAGTTAAAATGTAGAACAAGACACTTTAACGAAATGCTATTAGAAAAGAAAAAGTTTGATGCTATGTTGAGTGAGTGCGAAAAGCATTTAGATATACCAATTTATATTAATTCAACACCACGAGGTATTTATTTTTGGAACTTATTAAAAGTAGAACCAATTTGGGAAACGAATAGTAAAAATCCTGCTTCAACACATTTTAGCACAAGGCATAAAGTATCAAAAGAAGTTAGTTACTTATACATTGAATCACATAACATTTTAAAAGAATTATGAATAACATACAATTAGAATATTTAAAGCAAGTAATACTATCACAGTTATTATTAGAATGTAATGAAAATTTGCGCTTTACAGTACAATACAAGCAACAAATTAAGAACAGAATAAACTTACTTAACAAAGACTTAGAAAGTGTCGTACATAAAGAATACACAAGTATTTATAAAACAGACCCTGAAATGACTACAAACATTTTAAGTAAAATTGAAAGTTTAGTTTCTAAATTAAGTACTTCAACACTTGATGAATTAATTATGATAGATGCAGTTATTGAAAAGTACAACGATAACAAAGAATGGTTTAAAGAATACGCTGAAGCTGAATTTTTAAAGATTGAATAATATGAGCAAGATAACACCACTACATTATATGACTGATTCAAAAGTTGATGTAATAGATTTCTGTAAAATGTACGATATGAATTTTAACAGAGGTAACATAGTAAAATACTTGGCACGTGCAGGTAAAAAAGATAATGAACTTGATGACTTACGAAAGGCACTAAACTATATGATGCGAGAAATAGAGCATTACGAAAAAATTCAAGAACAATGGATTGAAAACAATAAGTAGGGTAACACCTACTTTTTTTTTGTTAAAGTTTTGTTAAAATGTTAATAAGTAAAAAATAAGTTATATATTTGCTGAAACAATTAAACAAAACAATATGCAAACATTTAAGTATCGTAATCAAGAAATACAAGTTGATTATCACACAGTAGAAGTAAAAGGTGAATTACCTGAAGTTATTATTGGTTCAGTATTTTATGAAGGTACTGATATAACAATGATACTATCACAAGATGATGAAGCTGAAATATTAGAAACAATTTACGATAAATTATATAACTAATGAAAGCAGAAGTAATAAACGAATTGGATAGCTTAATTCAATTAACAAAGGATTTAGAAAACGTATATATACAAAACAGGTTACGTTACGTTAAAAAGTTATTACTTACTGATTGGAATGAATCAGATTTGTATTACCAACAAATTAGAGAAGTATTAAGAACAGATGAAACAATGAATAATTTAAACGATTTAAACATAAGATAATATGATAACAACATTTGATAACAAACAATGGGATAAAGAAGAACTATTAGCTAATATGTACGATGATAGTTTTTATTATGGTTACTTAGGGCAAAACGCATTAAGTAGTTCAAGTATTAAAACATTAATATCTTCACCTAAAACGTATTACTTTACAACCAAATATGGAAGTGGTGAAACACAAGCGTTACGTGATGGTAAACTATTCCACACAATGATATTAGAACCTGAAAAGTTAAATGATATTATCTTTGTAGATGCTGCAACAAAAGCAAGTAAAGAATTTAAACTTGCAAAAGAAACAGGTAAAGAAGTTTACACTAAATCAGAAAAGAAAGCTGCTGAACGTTTATGCGATGCGTTATTAAGAAATGAAGCAGTAAAAGAATACTTAACAAAAGCAGAATATGAAGTTCCACAAATAGCTATGATAGATGGAATACCTATTAGAGCAAAAGCAGACATATTAAAAGGCAATACTATTATTGATTTAAAAACCACAACAGGTATAAAGGACTTTCGTTATTCAGCAGATAAATACAGTTACGATTTACAAGCGTGGTTATATCGTGAAATGTTTGGTGTAGAAAACTTTGTATTTATAGCTATTGACAAAGGTAGTTTAGACATCGCAATATTTGAATGTAGTGATGAGTTCTATGCTAAAGGTAAAGAAAAGTTTGAACAAGGTGTAAGCAACTATAAATACTTTTTTCAAACAGAAGGTGTTGATTTGGACCAATACGTATTAAGAGGTGTGCTATAATGGAACTAACAAAAGATGAAGCATTTGCTATGACACTTTATGATATATCACAAGGTGAATCATTAGAAACAATGCGATACGTTTTAAAAGACTATGAAGAACGTGAAGAATTTGAAGTTTGTGCAGGTATTCATTTAGCAATAGAAGTTTCTTCATTTTTAACACTTACTGCAGTAGTAGAAGAATTTAACCCAATAGAATTAGAATTAACATTTCTTCAGCTTGTTCAAACGCTTGTGTTCTTTGATTTGAAGCCTCATCATTAGATATTGACTTTGTAATTAAATCTATTCTAATTTCATATAACCTGTTCCATAAAAATTCTACTGCTGTTTGTTTCATATCTTATTTGTTTTTAAATTTATGTTCGTAATAATCTTTTCCTGTAAAATCATCTGTATTGTCCCAAGATGATAGTCCATCGTTATATGCATCATCAATCTGTTGCTTTTCCATTTCTTTGGCTTGTTGAATTAATTCTCTTTTATTCAATTCGTTTTTAGGAATTATATGAGAATTTCCTATTAACCATTCTATTGCTGTTTCTTTCATATCTTATTAAATTTATCCTTCAGTATTTTATAATACAATCTGTTTACTGATTCTTTATTGCAACCTCTTTTATAATAGAAGTTCATTACTCTTTGTATACGTTGTAAGTTACTCATATTTTTTATAGTATCTTGCTTTTTCGTTAATGTTTAAAAACGCTTCAAACTTTGTTTGTATATCTTCGTTATCTAATATTGCTATTAAGCGGTTAATATTTTTGTTTGTTTGTAATTGTTCTATACTTTGTTTTAGTTCTTTAATTACAATTATATTATATAATGAAACGTTATATGATGAAAACGACCAAAAATTTAAAAAGAAATAAGATATGCCTGATATAACAATGTGCGATGGTCAAGGTTGTGAATTAAAATCAACCTGCTATAGATATAAAGCTGAACCAAGTAAATATGGACAGTCTTACTTTACAGAAGCACCGATTGAAGATGAACAATGTGAACACTATTGGGAAGTAAAAGATTAAGATATGGATATTAAAATAATATCAATAACTAAAGGTGATTTAGGTGGTAAAAAAACAATGGAAGTAATTTCTAAATATAAAAATAGACAAAGATTTAACTTTATAATTAGTGATGAATATTTTTCAGAAGAATATATTTTAGATTATTTAAAACAGATACCAAATAATTATTCTTAGTTTAACAATAAGCAATTACTATTATTTTTAAATTGATAATAAAATTTTTCAATTATGGAAGATAAAAGAAAAAATAATGGTGGACACCCGAATAGTGGTCGTAAATCAAAAGCCGAAGAAGTTGCTTTAGTAGAGAAATTAACTCCATTAGAGCCATTAGCATTTGCTGCATTAGAGAAAGGTTTAGAGCGTGGTGATTTTAAATTCACTCAACTATTCTACAATTATTATGCAGGTAAACCACGTGAAACAAAAGACGTAACTTTAATCAGTGAACAACCTATATTCGATATAAACGATTTAGGAGACATTTAAGGATAGATAATGGAATTTATAATAACTACTGCTTTAAAGAAGTTATTGCGTCTTAAAAAGCGTATAAAGGTTGTTAGAGGTGGTACATCTGCTTCTAAGACCTTTTCTATTTTACCTATATTAATAGATAGAGCAATTAAGACACCTGATTTAGAAATTAGCGTAGTATCAGAATCAATACCACATTTACGTAGAGGTGCATTAAAAGACTTCTTAAAAATAATGATGGCTTTAGGTAGATACAACGATAACCAATTTAATAAATCAACTTTAAAATATACTTTTGTTAATGGTAGTTATATTGAATTCTTTAGTGTAGACCAACCTGACAAATTACGTGGAGCAAGACGTAATGTATTATATGTTAACGAATGTAACAATGTAGACTTTGATTCTTATTATCAATTAGCTATTCGTACTTCAGGCGAAATATGGTTAGATTATAACCCGAGTAGTTTGTTTTGGGTAGATAGAGAAATAATAAATCAAGATGACGTAGACTTTATTACCTTAACTTATTTAGATAATGAAGCGTTATCTGAAACTATTGTAAAAGAAATAGAATCAGCAAAAGAGAAAGCAAAGACTTCATCTTATTGGGAAAATTGGTGGCAAGTATATGGACTTGGACAAACAGGTTCATTAGAAGGAGTATGTATTCCTGATTGGCAAGAAATACAATTACCTACAGAAGCAAGATTATTATGTTACGGAATGGATTGGGGTTATTCAAACGACCCTACTTCTTTAATAGCTATGTATAAATATAATGATGCTTATATATTTGATGAGTTAATATATCAAAAAGGTTTATTAAATTCAGACATTAGTGATTTGCTTAAAACAAATGGAGTTAACGATATTGTTTATGCTGATAGTGCTGAGCCTAAATCAATAGCTGAGTTGAACAGTTATGGTCATAATGTGTTACCTGTTAGCAAGGGTCGTGATAGTATCGTATATGGTTTAAATTTAATTAATCAGAATAAGGTTTATGTAACCTCAAGAAGTAAGAACTTAATAAACGAATTAAGAAACTATATTTGGATGGTTGACAAACAAGGTAACAAACTAAATAAACCTATTGATGCTTACAATCACGCTATAGATGCTATGCGTTACGCTATGACTTCACAATTAGAAAACCCACACAAAGGAAACTATTATATCTACTAATGACATACGCTGAAATTATAGCTACAATAGAATGCTATATCTATTTAAAGACTAATCAAAATGTATTAATAGCTTTACCACGTAACGTTGGTGAAATAAAAAAGATGCAGCAAATGTACAATATAGCAAAGCAAGATATACTTTATATGTGGCAGGTTTAAATTGTTAAAATTTTGTTAAAGTTTTTAATTTTGTTTGTATGTTAAAATATTTTATTAATTTTACCTCATCAAACAATAACAATTAAAAATTATGAGAACAATCGCAGGAGTAATATCAGCAACAGTTGCAATGTTAACGCAAGATTATTTAGTACAGGCAGTATTTTGTTTATTAACCTTTTATTTAATTTACCGTGAACTTAAAAGCAGTAACAAAGTGTCTGAGTAACGGAATAACTATTTATCCAATAGTAATAGAAGATACTTACCACGTAGGCAAACGAAAATACAATTACGTTAAAATAGAAATAAACGTAAATGGCACAAAGAAAATAGGAAGTGATAAATACAAACAAGATGAAACACTTACTAATAAAGTACACGAGTTGTATGAAGTATTAAATTTAAAGTTAGTTTGATAGTTAATAGGGCGTGAGTTCAGCAGTCCACCCAATTACACGCTTCGTGGTGGTAATTAACTAAATTAAGGCAATCAGAAATGGTTGCTTTTTTTTGTTTTATACAATTCTTACGTTAATTAATTTTTAAAATAAAATATGAAAGTAAACATAAACGTACCTGATTCGTTAAACGAAATTACTTTATATCAATATCAAAGATTTGAGAAACTAATACAAGAAAACGAAGCAAGTCATTTTGTTAATCAAAAGACTATTGAAATATTTTGTAACATAGAACTTAAAGATGTTGCACGTATACGCATAGCTGATATTGATGATTTACTTTTACATTTAGATAACTTACTACAACAAAAACCAAAGCTAACTAAAACTTTTAAGTTAGGTGTTTATGAGTTTGGATTTATACCTAAATTAGAAGATATGACTTCAGGTGAGTTTATAGATTTAGAAAACTATTTAGGTAGTACTGAAACTTTGCATCAAGCTATGGCTGTTTTATTCAGACCAATTAAATCAAAGATAAAAGATTTATATACCATAGAAGAATATGAATCAAGTTATAAGTATTCAGAGGTTTTAAAATATATGCCTTTAGATATTGCTTTAGGTTCTATGCTTTTTTTTTGGACTTTGCAGAACGATTGCGTGAACGCTTTGACGGATTATATACAGAACGAAGTGGAACAATCGGAACAAGCGAAGCAGGTTTTGGTAAAAAGTGGGGTTGGTATCAATCAATTTACGCAGCAGCTCAAGGGGATATTCTCAGATTCGATGCCGTCACTAAATTACCAATAACAACTTTAATGATGTGGTTAATGTTTGAGAAAGAAAAAAACGAAATAGAAATAAAAAAATTAAAACGTAATGATATATAGAATTATAAAAGAAATTAAAGATGTGTTACTTGATGAGCCATTTGTAAACACAGTTACAGAGGGTGATATATTTCAAGTTGATTTAAACAAACAAACAATATTTCCTTTAAGTCATATTATTATAAATCAAGCAACGCATCAAGGGAACGTATTATCTTTTAATATTACTATTTTGTTAATGGATATTATAAACCAAAAAGACGATAGCAATAAAGTAGATATTTGGAATACTCAATTACTTTTAGCTACAAGGGTTTTAAATAAATTAAACAGAGCAGATATTGCTACAGACTTTTGGGAGTTAACAGGTAACCCTACTTACGAACCATTTACAGAACGTTTCGAGAACGATTTAGCAGGATGGGCGGTTACGTTTGATGTATTGGTAAGAAACGATATTACTATCTGTTAATGGATAATAAACAAACATATCAATATTTAAACCAATTTGCTAAATATATTATTCAGCAGAGTAGAAGTAATTTAAGTAAAAGCAATAGAAACAGCAGTAAAAGTTTATACAATAGTTTAGACAGTGAAATTGAAGTAAGTGCTAATAGTTTTAGGTTAGCATTTTTAATGGAAGACTATGGGAAGTTTATTGACAAAGGTGTACAAGGTTCAAATCCAAGAGGAATTAAAAACGGAGTACAAAAAGCACCAAACAGTGAATATAAATTTAAAAGTAAATCAATACCAACAAAGGTTTTAGATAAATGGGTAATTAAAAAAGGAATAGCACCAAGAAATAAATCAGGAAAGTTTTTAAGTCGTGAAGGTTTAAAATTTGCTATTGCTAAAAGTATTGCTTTACAAGGTATTAGACCAAGTTTATTTTTTACAAAACCATTTGAATCAGCCTTTAAAAATTTACCTGATGAATTGGTTGAAGCATACGGATTAGACGTAGAACAATTTTTACAATATACAATTAATAAGAAATGAAAAAAATATTTATAAGAAGTCCGTATTTTATTGAAATAAACGAAACAGGACAAACAGGTGCTAAAATAGAAATATTCTTATGGAACAAAGGTACAACTGAACCTACTGTACCAACTTATACTTTGACTAAAAACATACCGAGTGCTTTACAGCCTTCAATAACTTGGAATGTAGCAAACTATGCAAAAGAATATATTAAGCCTATTGCCCCTGTAACTGTTTCAGTACCTACTGAAGAGAATGTTAATACTTGGTGTTATATGAAAATTAAAACATACAAATTAGTAACTTCAACACCAACGCTTTTAAATACGGAAACTTTTGTTTGTTTAAATGGTTACACACAATACTCAGGCGGTTATAATCAAAGTGATGAGCAAACTGTAATTCCTTTAGTAAACACTAATATTAATTTAACTACATTTTCAGGTTTTAATTATATAGATGTTTGGATTGAAGAAAATACTGATTTTGTTTGGGAAGGTAATGATGATTATTCTTTCACTACTATAAGCAGCGGTCTATGGAAATTACCTTATGATTATGACCTTTATACTTTGGTATATGAAGGTGGTGAAATAATTTTTAGTATTAATACAGAACAATTATGCGAGGTTAAATATACACCTATAACTTGTACTTTTATAAATCGTTTTGGTGGTTGGCAGTTCTTAACCTTTTTTAAAGCTAATAGCAGTTCGATAGACGTAACTTCTAAAGATTTTAATATGTTACCTGCTTCAATAAATTATAATGTCTTACAAGGTCAAAAAAGAGTATTTAATTCACAAGGTAAACAAAAGATAAAATGTAACACAGGTTGGGTTGATGAAAACTATTTTGATTTAATACAAGATTTACTTTTAAGTGAAACTGTTTTATTAGATAATAAACCTGTAACAGTAAAAAGTCAAAGTGCAGATTATAAAACAAATATAAAAGAAAAGAATATCAACTACGAAATAGAATTTGAATATAACTTTGGATTAATTAACGATGTAATATAATGAAAGTAGGTTTATATATTTACGTAGATGATGAAGTAGAAACGTTAACACCTTTAACTGTAGATAGTACTTTATACACTGTTGATAATAGTGTTATAACTGTTGACGCTGCAGACGTTAGTGATTTTGTTTTTGGTACTGTAGCAAGGCGTATTGAATTGTTTGAAGATGAAAAGATTTCTTTAACTTCATCTATACAAAACGTTAACGATATATCAAAAGTATTTACCGACTATTCGCAATCGTTTACAATTCCTGCAAGTGATAACAATAACGAAATATTTAGACATTGGTACGAAAATAGTTTAGATGATGGTTTTGACCAACGTAGAAGATACGATGGGTACATTGAAATTGATACGCAAACTTTTAGAGTAGGTAAATGGCAAATTGAATCAGCAAGTATAAAAAACAATCGTGTTGAAGATTATAAAATTACTTTCTACGGAGAATTAAAATCTTTAACCGATAAATTTGGCGAGGACAAACTTAAAGATGTTCAAGAAATAAATAATTATACTACTGCTTACAGCGGAACAAATGTAAGAAGTTTGGTAAGTACAGCAACTCCTCAAAGCGTTATGTTTCCATTAATTACTTCAAACAGAGTTTGGCAGTATGGCGGTGGTGGTGCAAATGATATTTCAACAAGCGGTGGAGCAATTAACTATAACGAATTATTCCCTGCATTAAAAGTATCTAATATATTTTCTGCTATTGCTGATAAATATAATTTAACTTTTAGTGGTAGTTTTTTACAACAACAAAAATTTAATAAGGCTTATTTATGGCTAAAAGATAATGATGCTACAACTTTTGTATCTACAACACAAAGAAAGCAAATTACTCTTAATAATAATACTACTTATTTACCTGAAGTTTTTAAAATTGAAAACAATACTTACAAATTATTAACTACAACACGAACAAGGATTGGAACTAATTTATTTGCAGAACTTCCTGATTTTAAAATAACATTAACGTTTCCTACTGTTATAACTCACAGAGTTTTTATACATAAAGATGATGCATTATACGCTTCATTTGAGTATACTTCAAATCAAACAGTAATTAATGTTCCGTGGCAGTATCGTGGTGGTGATTATACATTTTTCGTTGAATCTTTTACACCAACCTCATACACTTATAGTTATGCGTTTTCTTATAGAAGAACAACAGCAAATGGTTCGTTTTTAGGTTTTCCTTCAGTTGTTTTAGGTACAGGTAGCGGAAGTGTAAACGCTAATCTTAATTTATTAAATTATGTTCCCGATATGAAAGTATCAGACTTCTTTAGCGGAATATTAAAAATGTTTAACCTTACTGCTTTTAGTACTGATGGAATTAACTTTACATTAGAGCAGTTAGAGAATTGGTATTATTTAGGTGATATAAAAGATTTTAGTGAATATTGCACGACTGATTTAGATTTCAATAGAATTAAGCCGTATAAGAAAATTAATTTTGAATATGAAAAAAGTGAGAACCTTTTAAGCAGACAGTTCTTTACTACAAATTCAAGGGAGTACGGAAATTTAAGTTCTACTTTTAATACCGATGGTTCTGATTATTCAATTAAGTTACCATTTGAAAATTTATTATTTAATAAGTTTACAGGTACTAATTTACAGGTTGGTTATGCTTTAAAGTCAGACTTAATGCCATACGCACCAAAACCAATTATTTTATATTTTACTGAAAGAAAATCAGGAACATTATTTATTAATAACGGAAGTGCTCCAACAAACGTATCTAATTTTAATATTTTTGGACAAGACTGTATTGATACTGCAGACTTAACAAGAAACACTTTGAATTGGGGTGTTGAAATAAGTTCTTATTTTTTACATCCTATTGATAATTCATTATTTAATAATTATTATTTAGCTTACTTAAATAACCTTTACACTTTAAAATCAAGAATGGTAAAAGTTAAAATGCGTTTGCCTTATTTAGAATTATTAAATTTAAAGTTAAATGATAGAATTATAATTCGTGATAAAAGATATGTTATAAACCAATACACAACTGATTTAACAACTTTTGAAAGTGATTTTGAATTAATACAAGACTTTAGAAGTATTAATTATGATAATAGTAGTTTAAGACGTATTGATAATCAGGCTGTTTTATTTGAAGTATTTACAACTTCAACAGAGGTTTTAACTTGGACAATAGATTATGACCCTGATAGTATGTTATCAGGTCCACTTTCTTCTAATGAGTTAGGGGTTAAAATAGGTGTTTATGCAAATACAAGTGGATTAGAAAGAACCGCCTCAATAGTAAGTAATAATTTAGATGTAATTACAATCATACAAGATGCTTAAATTAATATTAGAGATGCTTCCGTTGTTAAACGAAAACGATAGTGAAGCGATTGCAATAGCAAAAGGAAAACATAAATTACCAACAAACATTAAAGAATTAAAACAAGCGATAAAATGGCAATTAAGAAAACAATAGAAATTGATGTAAGTACAGTCCAAGCGGTTGGTGGTTTAGATAACCTTTCAAAAGCGTTAGAGAAAGTTGACGCTTCAGCAAAAGGCGTAGACGCTACCTTTGAAGAAGTTTATGGTGATTTAAAACCTTTAACTGCAAGAATGGGTGAAGCTGAAGATAGACTTTACGAGTTAGCTTTAGCAGGTCAAAGTGCAAGTCAAGAATATAAAGATTTATTAGCATCTGTTGGGCAGTATAGACAAGTGCAAATGAAAACTGATATGGTTGTTGACGCTGCTGCAACTACATTTGACACTAAATTAGGTGGTGCTTTACAAGGTGCTACTTCTGCTTTTGCAGGTATTCAAGGAGCGATGGCTTTAACAGGCGGACAAAGTGAAGAACTTGAAGCTGCTATATTAAAAGTTCAGGGTGCTATGGCACTTGCTGAGGGTGTTCGTGGTTTGCGTGAAGGTTCAGTTGCTTTTAAAGCATTAGGAACTTCGGCAAAGGCTGCATTAAATGGAATTAAAACAGGAATTGCTGCTACAGGTATTGGTGTTTTATTACTTGCTTTAGGTGCAGTTGTAGCTTATTGGGATGACATTAAAGAAGCGGTTGGTGGTGTTAGTGATGAACAACAAGCGTTAAATGCTCAATCAAAAGCAAATTTAGATATTGAACAAAAGAAACTTGATGCTATTAGTGGTGAAGAAAATATTTTAAAACTTCAAGGAAAATCTGAGCGTGAAATTTTGCAAATGAAAATTGCTCAAACAGACCAAACAATTAAAAAAGCTGAAATATCTTTACAAGATAGTATAAATACAGCTAAAGCACAAGAAGCCACCGCAAGAAGAAATCAAGAAATATTAGCAGGTATATTAAAATATATGTCTGTACCTTTAACCTTGCTTTTAAAAACTATTGATTCAGTAGGTGAAGCACTTGGTAAAGATTTTGGTTTGGAAGATAAATTTTTTACTGCTGCATCTAAATTTGTGTTTGACCCTGAAAAAACAAAAGCAGAAGGTGATGCGGTTATAGCTGAACAACAGGCTGCACTTAAAAAACTTAAAAACGACAAAGCAGGTTATCAACTTTCTATTAATAATATTGATAATCAAGCAGCCAAAGAAGCTGCAGATAAATCAAAAGCAATAAGAGATAAAAAATTACAAGATGAACTTGATTTAGTCAACAAACAATCTGAAATTGTAAAATCAGGTTTACAAGTATCTAAAACAATTCAAGACCAAGAATTACAAAATTTAAAAGATTTTGGTATTAAAAAATTAGAGGAAACAGGAAAAAATTTAGAACAACAAATTGCACAAAAAAAATTATTTGACCAACAAGAAATAGAAAACCAAAAATTAAAAGATGAAGCTATTGCTTTTTCAAAACAAAACTTGACTAATATAATATCAGGTTTAGAAGAATCAGGTTTAGCTAAAACAAAAGCAGGTCAAGGAATATCAAAAGCTATTGCTTTAACACAAATTGGAATTGATAGTGCGGTTGCTATTTCTAAAGCATCTACTTTAGCGAATGCTGAAGGAACTGCTGCTCAGTTAGCTTTTCCAACTGTTCCGGGAATTGGTACTGCAGCAAGGATAATTTCATACGCATCTACTGCTTTATCTGTTGTTTCAAACATAGCAAGAGCTAAAAAATTATTATCAAGTGGTGGTTCATCTACAGGCGGAAGTTCAGGCGGTGGTGGTGGTTCTGCTCCAACAGGTGGCGGTGCTCCACCCCCTCAATTTAACGTTGTAGGAAATAGCGGAGTAAATCAAATAGCTGAAACTTTAGGTGCTCAACAACCTGTTCAGGCTTACGTTGTAGCTTCAAACGTTACTACTCAACAAAGTTTAGATAGAAACATAGTTAACAACGCTTCTTTAGGATAATATACCTTATAGGGTATAATGTAAACAAATTTGTTTATACTATACCTTTTTGGGTATAAAAAACAATTTAATAAATAATTAATTTTTAAAATAAAACAAAATGAATTTAATAGAACTTATTATAGATGACAAAGAAGATTTGCAAGGTGTAGAAGCGATTTCAATCGTAGAAAACCCTGCTATTGAATCTGACTTTGTAGCATTAAAATCTGAAGAAGTTAAACTTGCTGAAGTAGATAAAGAAAAACGTATTTTGATGGGTGCTGTTTTAATTCCTGAAAAGCCGATTTACAGACGTAATGGTGAAGATGAGTATTATATCTATTTTTCAAAAGATACTGTTGTAAAAGCGTCGCAGTTGTTTTTAAAGAAAGGTAATCAAGGCAATTCAACATTAGAACACTCAAAAGCAATAGAAGGTTTAACAGTTGTTGAAAGTTGGATAGTTGAAGATTTAACTAAAGACAAAACTGCTTTATATAATTTAAGTGTTCCTGTTGGTACTTGGATGGCAAGTGTAAAAGTTGATAACGATGAAATTTGGAACGATTACGTTAAAACAGGTAAAGTAAAAGGTTTCAGTCTTGAAGGTCATTTTGCAGACCAATTAGAAAAGAAAAAAGAATTATCAAAGGTACTTACTGAAGAAGAAGAATTGATTTCTAAATTAAAAGAAATACTTAAAAACGTATAATGAAAATTAGCTTTGATTACGACGATACACTATCTACAAAAAAAGGAAGTGATTTAGCAAAAGAATTTATAGCTAAAGGAAAAGAAGTTTATATTATATCTGCAAGAAATTTAAAAGTAGGTATGGTTGAAAAAGCAAGAAGTTTAGGTATTCCTTTAAGTAGAGTTTTTGCCACAGGTAGTAATGAAAATAAAATTGCTAAAATAAAAGAGTTAGGAATTGAAGAACATTACGATAATAATGAAAATGTAATAAAAGAATTGGGTTCAATAGGTAAATTATTTATAAATTAATATGAAAAATACTTCTTTTAAAGTTCACGTTCAAGAAGCAACTCAAAACGAAGTTGATGATGTAAACATTGAACAAGGTGCTATGTTGGTTACTGATGAAGCCTTATTTATGGGTTTCAATGGTCAACAAGTTAGAGTATATCCACCACAGTCAGGAAATATGGGTTTAGGTTGGGCAAGATACGATGATACACAATATACAAGTGTTTCACCTTTTAATTTTACTACAACCGCTTTTACAGTTCCAAATAATAAAGGTTTTGTAATTGATACAAATATTAATTCTGCAATAGATTATTATGCAACTAATAAATTAAGAGCAGAGTTTGAAAACGATGTGTATATAGTTACAATAGCATTTAAAGCTCAAATAAGCAACGCAAACGGACACGTTGATATTTACTTTGAGGGTGGAAATACAACTCCTTATGATAGGATTAGAGATGTAATAACTTTCCCTAAAGGAAATAACGTTGAGCATACATACGCAAAAACTTTTCAATATTATGCTGATGAAGATGTAGTTGCAAATGGATTAACTATTAAAATGAAAGCAAGTCACTCGGGTCATATACACGATGTAATTTATTTTATTCAAAGAACACAAAATAATAAATATTAATATGAAAGCTACAAAAAGTAAAACAAGTCCAAAGGGCGGAAATAGAGGTTGTCTTTGTGCAGACAGCACTTATAAAAAAGAATGTTGTAATGGTGATTTACAAGCACAAGGAGTAGGTGCTACATTATCACAAGGTGGAGAATCATTAATTACAATAATTGATGGCACAAGAACTATAGTAAGAAATAACGGATAACTAAATAAATAAAAAAAATGAACACATTAAAAAACGTAGGTAACAAGATTTTCAAAACTGAATTAGAATCACATAAAGTAGAATTAGCAACTATTGATGAGGTTAATAAACTTTATGAAAAAGGAATTAATGCTTTAAAAGAAGCTGATGTTGAAAGACAAAAAGTAGCTCAACTATACAGCAGAGCTTTAATTATTTTAGATATGAATGTTCCTGCTCAATTAGATGAAATTATTAAAAAATTAATTGATTTAGGTATTAATGATAAAGCTAATGAATTAAAACAATTAAAACAGGAAGCTTCAAAAAAAGCATCTGAATACAATAAAATTTATAATAATCTTAAATAAAATTAAAGCACCTTAATTGGTGCTTTTTTTATATCTTTTTATTTTGTTTTTAAGCCTTTTATTTTCACTTTTAATAAAACCAATTTTAAATTTTAATATTATATTTTCTATTTCTAATTTGTTAAACTGAATTAAACTATTTTTTAGTTTCATATTAATATTCAATAAAAGTTGAACTAATTAATTCTTGTATTCTGCCTAAAACATAAGTTCTTAAATTTACTGACTTATGCAATCCTATATGTTTTCTAATATCTATATAATCTTTATAATCTTGTAGTAAATCTTTCTTATTAATTGATATAACTAATTTTTGTCTTTTATTAAAAAGAACTTCGTAAATTATTTCTTTAGATTTCATTGCTTTAATTTTTTAAATGTTATCCATATATCAAACATTTTTGCATTAACATCAAGTTCAAAGCCTAAAATATGTATTATCTTATATTTTTTACCTTTAATAAAATGCTCTGTGCCTAATTGTAAAAGTTCAAATTCTTCTCTATCTACATATAGTCTAAATGTTTTTAATTTAGTTTTTAAATTAATTTTTGAACTTAAATCTAAAGTTTTACTAATAAAATAAAATTGAGGTTTCATTTTATCATTACATTGGTTTTCCATAATTATTTTTTTTTAAAAATATATAAACTTTTTAAACAATAAACACATTTTAACTTTTATTTAACATTTAATAAAAATATAACAATTTTTTTTTTATTTATTTTAAAATTAGAATAATTAAATTAAATATAAATGTCGAACGTAATTAACCAAATTAAAACCTTATTGGGAATGGAAGTAAAACTTGCTCAAATGGCTTTAGAAAATGGTACTATTATCGAAGCTGAAGTATTTGAAGCAGGCGCAAGTGTTTTTATCGTAAACGAAGAAGATAGAATTGCATTACCTGTTGGAGAATATAAGTTAGAAGATGGTATGGTTTTAATCGTAGCCGAAGAAGGAATTATTGCTGAAATCAAAGAAGCTGTTGTTGAAGAGGAAACTCCTGAAGCAGAAGTAGAAGTTGAAGTAGAGCAAGAAATGGCCGAAGTTAAAGAGCCTAAAAGAGTAATTGAATCAGTTACTAAAGAAATGTTCTTTGCTGAAATTGATTCTTTGAAAAAAGAAATCGAAGCACTTAAATTATCAAAAGAAGAAGTTAAAGTTGAAACAGTAGAATTATCTGCTGAGCCTTTAACACACAATCCTGAAGCTACAACTAAAAGAGAAATGCATAATTTCTCACAAAATAGAACAAGAACAACTTTTGATTCAGTATTAAACAAAATTTCAAACTTTAAATAATAAAAAATGGCGACTACAACCTCGATTACAACTACTTATGCAGGTCAGTTTGCGGGAAAATATATTTCTGCTGCTTTACTTTCTGCTTCTACTATCGAAAATGGTGGTATTGAAGTAAAACCAAACATTGCTTACAAAGAAGTTATCAAAAGATTAGCAACTAACGATTTAGTTAAAGATGCTACTTGTGATTTCGATGCAACTTCTACAATTACTTTAACTGAAAGAGTTATCACTCCTGAAGAATTCCAAATCAATTTACAACTTTGTAAAAAAGATTTCAAATCAGATTGGGAAGCGATTCAAATGGGATATTCTGCATTTGATAATTTACCACCTTCTTTCCAAGATTTCTTGTTAGCACACGTGGCTGCTAAAGCTGCACAAAACAATGAAATTTCAATTTGGAGAGGTGCTAATGCAACTGCAGGTCAATTTGATGGATTTGTTACTTTAGCTACTGCTGATTCTGCAGTTATTGACGTAGCAGGTACTACTGTGACTGCTTCAAACGTTATTGCTGAATTAGGTAAAGTTGTTGATGCTATTCCTGCTACACTTTACGGACAAGAAGATTTATATATCTATGTTTCTCAAAACGTTGCTCGTGCTTATGTTAGAGCTTTAGGTGGATTTGCTGCATCAGGATTAGGTGCTAATGGTACAAATTCTCAAGGAACACAATGGTTCAACAACGGAAGTTTAACTTTTGATGGAGTTAAAATATTTGTTGCTAATGGATTAGCTAACAACTATATGATGGCTGCTCAAAAATCTAACTTATACTTCGGTACAGGTTTATTAGCTGACCACAATGAAGTGAAAGTGATTGATATGGCTGATATCGATGGTTCACAAAATGTAAGAATCGTTATGAGATTTACAGCAGGTGTTCAATATGGTGTAGGTTCAGAAATCGTTCTTTACACTCCTGCATAATTTTTGAATAACCAATTTCAATAAAGGGAAGAAGTGATAAACAACTTCCCTTTTTTTAAAAAATGTAAATGATAGTATGTGAACATAAATATTGCAATAACACATTTGAATATCGTTCAAATAAAAGGTTTTGCAGTAGAAGATGTAAAGAAAATAATAGAGAGATTGTAACATTAAGAAAAAGACCATATAGGTTATTTGTTTCTGATAGGTGTTCTAATTGTGGTTTTATTCCAATGCATATTTGTCAATTAGATGTTGACCATATAGATGGTAATAAAAAAAACAATAATGTTTCAAATTTACAAACTCTTTGTGCTAATTGTCATAGATTAAAAACATTTTTAAGTAAAGATTGGATTAAAATTAAATAATTAATAACATATAAAAATATATACAAATGGCTTGTGATTTAGGATTTGGTAGAATCGAACCTTGCAAAGATTCAGTAGGTGGATTGAAAGCGGTTTATTTCGTAAACTATGGCGATATGACAGGCGTTACTTATGACGGAACCAATACAGACGTTATTGATTCAGTTGCAGGTACTCCTACCGCTTACAAATACGATTTAAAAGGTGCTTCTACATTTACACAAAATGTAAACAGCTCAAGAGAAAATGGAACTACATTTTTCGAGCAAGTATTGGAATTAACTTTCAAGAAATTGACTGTTAAAGACCACAAAGAATTGAAATTAATGGCTTATGGACGTCCTCAAGTTATCGTAGAAGATAACAACGGAAACTTCTTTTTAGCAGGTTTAGACCACGGAATGGATGTTACAGGTGGAACTATTGTAACAGGTGGTGCAATGGGTGATTTATCAGGATATACTTTAACGTTAACAGGAATGGAACAAGTACCTGCTAACTTTATTGGTGATACACTTTCAGGTGCAGGGTTTACTGTAGTTGTTGGTTCTTAATTAAAAATCATCTTTTTTTAATAAAATTGGGTAGCTTTTAAAGTTACCCTTTTTTTATTTATACAAAAACAAAGATTGTTTATTTTTAAAATAAAACAATGATAATTCTAAAAGAGCAAGAAACGTCACAAAATCTATATGCCACTATTGATGGTTTAGAAGCTGATGCTATTGTTTTACGTGATGAAGAAACTAATACAGAAGAAACTATTGAGTGCGTATTTTCAATCGATAAATATTACGCAGTTACTAACTTGGTATTTCCGATAAAACAAAATAAATTCTACACTTTAACAATTTTAAATGGAACTGATGTAGTTTATAAAGATAAAATCTTTTGCACAAATCAAATAATAGAACAATTTAGTATAAACAAAGATGTTTACACTCAAAGAACTTCTGATAACGAATTTATAATTTATGAATAACGTACACATTTTAAGTTTAAGCGCTTATAATTCTCCTGTAATAACAGAATCTAAAAATAAAGAGTTTGTTGAATACGGTGAAGATAATAACTATTTTCAATACTTAATAGATAGATTTTTGTATTCAAATACAAACCACGCTATTATAACAGGTGTTGCTAATATGATTTATGGTAAAGGAATTGATGCTACTGATTCAAATCGTAAGCCAAACGAATATGCACAAATGATGTCTATTATAAAACCAAATTGTTTACGTAAAGTTTCATTAGAGCGTAAACTTCTTGGAATGGCTTCAATGCAAGTTGTATACTTAAACGGAAAGGTTAAATCTGTTGAGCATTTTCCAATGCATACTTTAAGAGCAGAAAAATGTAATGAGAAAGGCGAAATTGAAGCGTGGAACTATCATCCTGATTGGAGTAAATATAAAAAAGGAGATAAATTAAAACGAATTCCTGCTTTTAGTTTTGGTAATGGTAAAGAAGTTGAGATATATATCATTAAGCCTTACATTTCAGGATACCATTATTATACTCCGATAGATTATTCGGGTGCTTTACCTTATGCTAAATTAGAAGAAGAGATTTCTGATTATTTGATTAATGACGTAATGAACGGATTTAGTGGAACTAAAGTAATTAACTTTAACAACAATATTCCACCTGAAGAGAAGCGTCAAGAAGTTGCAAACGATGTTAAACGTAAATTAACAGGCTCAAGAGGTGACAAAGTAATTGTTTCTTTTAATGCAAGTGCAGAAAACAAAACTACAGTTGATGATATTCCTTTAAACGATGCTCCTGCACATTACGAATATTTAGCAAAAGAATGTTTTGAGAAACTAATTGTAGGACATAGGGTTACAAGTCCGATGCTTTTAGGTATTCGTGACACAGGTGGTGGATTAGGAAACAATGCTGATGAAATTGAAACTGCTACAAGGTTATTTGATAACATAGTTATTAGACCATACCAATTAGAAATCATTGAAGCGTTGGATGAAATATTAGCTGTAAACGGAATATCTTTAAACTTATATTTTAAGACGATACAGCCACTTGATTTTATAGATGTAAATACTCTTAATGCAGAAACAAACGAAGAGGAAACAGGCGTTAAAATGTCTTCTGACAAGGTTTGTTGTTCTTCTGATAGTCCTTTAGATGATGAAATTGCACAAGGTTTAATAGACTTGGGTGAGTTTGAAAACAAAGATTGGGTATTAATTGACGAAAGCGAAGTTGATTACGATAATGATGATGCAGAAAACGAATTATTAGCTAAAGAACCAAAACAAAGTTTACTATCTAAAGTTTACAATTTTGTAAGTACAGGTTCAGCAAGACCAAAGGCTAAAAGTGAGCAAGACGAAAACATTGATGGTATTCGTTTTATAACTCGCTATGTTTATGCAGGAGAATTATCTGATAACACTCGTTTGTTTTGTGATAAAATGATAAAAGCAAATAAAATTTATCGTAAAGAAGATATTATAAGAATGTCTGAACAAGCGGTTAATAAAGGTTGGGGTCCACGTGGTGCTGATACCTATTCAATATGGTTATATAAGGGCGGTGGTGCGTGTCACCATCGTTGGAATAAGCAAGTTTATGCAAGTTTTGAAGGCGTTAACATTGATGTTAATTCACCTAAAGCAAAACAAATTGCAGGTGCAAAAGCTGAAGCGTATGGTTATACAATCAAAAACGCTGCTTTAGTTTCACAAAGACCGATAGATATGCCAAACAAAGGATTTTTACCTAAAAACAATTAAGAAATGGCTTACGCATTATTAATAAGTACAGAAGATGTAAAAAAATTCACTATTCTAAATGGAAATTTAGACGTTGATGATTTTATTCAATATATAAAAATAGCTCAGGATATAACTATCCAAAACTATTTAGGAACTGATTTATACAATAAGTTTCAAACATTAATTTTAAGTGGTGATATTAGTTTAAGTGGTAATGTAAAGTATAAAAATTTACTTACTGAATACATTAAACCTATGTTGATTCATTTTGCTATGGTTCAATATTTACCATTTGCTGCTTATACAATAGCTAATAAAGGAGTTTTTAAACATACTTCAGAAAACGCTACAAGTGTAGAAAAAAACGAAATAGATTATTTAGTTGAGAAAGAGCGTGATATTGCTCAACACTATACACAACGTTTTATAGATTATATATGTTTTAATAATGCTGAATTTCCTGAATATAATAGTAACTCAAATGGAGATATGTACCCTGACACAGATAACTTCTTCGGAAGTTGGGTGTTGTAAAAAAACAAGAAAAAAAGTAGGCAATTATAAAAAGCCAAAACAAACAAATACAAACAAATTAAAAACTTACTTAAATGAACACAATAGGTTGGGGTCAATCAGTTGAAAATAATATAAATTGGGGTCAAAATGGAACTAATAATATTAACTTTGGTTCTGTTTATGAATATAGTTCATTTGGAGAAACCTCTTTAAAAAAAAAATTAAATTAATAACTGTTGACACAATTTTAACAACAATAGATAACATTAAAATAACAATAGATAACATATATCAATGGCTCAACAAACAATAAATGTAGGAACAAATCCTAACGATGGAACAGGAGATACTTTAAGAGGTGCGTTTGTAAAAACAGATGCTAACTTTACTGAATTATATTCAGGAAAACAAAACACTCTTATATCAGGAACTAATATAAAAACAATAAACGGAAATAGTATTTTAGGTAGTGGTAATTTAACTATCGGTGGTATTACAGGAAGCGGAACAACAAATTTTGTTTCTAAATTTACAGCAGCAGGAGCAATAGGTAATAGTCAAATATTTGATGATGGAACAAACGTAGGTATTGGAACTTCCGCACCTACTTCAAGGCTTCACATTGAAGGTACTTTTTATTCTGTAACTAATAATACATTTTTAGAAATAACAACTGATGTTATTCAAGCAAGTGCTTATAGTCAAGGTTTTATTTTAAACGAAACAGAAGCTATATTTGGTTATAGTCCTTCAGGAAATCAAACAGTAGTAAAGGCAACACAACAAGGGGTATGGTTTCGTAATGAATCAAACAATACATTTGGATTAAATGGATTTGACCCATTATTATTTACTAAAGATTTAATTCAAACAACTTATGTTCCCGTAAACCCTTTTTCAGCGGTTAAATGGATAAGAATATATAGCGAAAATGATGCTCAAGATTATTTAATTCCTGTTTACCAATAAAATTAAAAAATAATGGAAAATTTAAAAATAATTGAACAAGCTATAAATATAGCAGTTACAAAAGGTGCGTTTAATCTGCAAGAAATAGATATTATTATAAACGCTTTAAAAGAGTTAAAGAAAAATGAAGACGTATCTTAATTATTTTTTTAGCGGTTTAATATTATTCTTTGCACCTATTCAGGGATTATTAATTGCAGTTGCTTTTGGTATTTTTCTTGATACTTTTACAGGTATTTTTAAGAGTGTTAAATTAAACGGATGGCGTTCTATTCGTTCAAGAATATTATCAAATATTGTAAGCAAAATGCTTTTATATCAAATTACTATTTTATTACTATATGTTATTGACAAATTTTTATTAAACGAATTTGTTTTACAGCATTTTACTATTAAGTTTATGTTTACAAAATTAGTTGCAATACTTTTAATTTTTATTGAACTTGTAAGCATTAAAGAAAATATAGAAGAAGCGTTAAAAGTTGATATTTGGAAAATGTTAAAGAATTTATTAAACCGAGCCAAAGAAGTAAAATCAGATATTAACGAAATTAAATAATATGCGTGATATTAAATATATCGTAATTCATTGTACAGCTACACAACCAAACACAAAAAAAGAAGCTATTTTAAATTATTGGAAAAATACGTTAAAATGGAAAACTGTAGGCTATCATAGATTGATTGATGCTAATGGAGTTATTCACGAACTTGCAAAATACGAACAAATAACAAACGGAGTTAAAGGTTACAACTCAGAATCTATACACTTCAGTTACATTGGTGGAATTGATGAATCAGGTAGACCAAAAGATACACGTACAATAAAACAAAAAGAAAGTTTATTGTATTTAATTAAACAGGCTAAAAAACAATTTCCTAATGCTATTGTTCAAGGTCATAAAGATTTTAAAGGCGTTGTTAAGGCTTGTCCAAGTTTTGAAGCTAAAAACGAATATAAAGACATTTAAGACATTATTTTATGAAATATATATATTTACTTACTTTTATTATTTTAGCGTCTTGTGGGTCACGTAAAGTAGCTGTAGAGAAACAAGAGAAAGAAGTTGAAACAAATATTAAAGAAAATATAGTTACAACTGATAGCTCAAATGTTGAAATTAAATTTAATTATCAATTAGAAACTTTTACTGTAGAAGCTAAAGATAATTTAAAACCATTTACTTATAATGGTAAAACGTATTTTAACGTCGTTTTAAGACACGAAAACAAAAAAGACAATAGTTTATATAAAAAAGATATTAGAGTTGTTAAAAACGAACAAAAACAATCAAATATTAAATCTAAAGAAGTAATTAAGAATAAAAATATAGAAAGAGATAATTATAATATTAAATATTATATTATATTTTTTATTATATTATTATTAATTATATATTATATTATTAAAAGATATTTTAAAATTATATTATAATATTATTATATATATATATTATATTAAAATAAGCGTGTGCGCGCGAGAATAAAAAAACTTCACTTATTAACTTTCTTGTTAATAAACATTACTTACATTTGTATTCACCATTTGCAATTCTATATAATTCAGGGAGTTGTTACGGGAATAATAACTTCCTGATATTTTTAAAATGAAACAAAAGCGTTCTACAATAGTAAAAAATTTAGATACTGTATTTAGTCAATACATACGTTTGCGTTATGCAAAAAATGAAATAGCTGAATGCGTAACCTGTGGTAAAAAAGACCATTGGAAAAAATTACAATGTGGACACTTTCAATCACGTAGGCATTACTCAACACGTTGGGATGAAAATAACGTTGGAGTTCAGTGTTACGGATGTAATATTACAAATCAAGGTCAACAGTTTTTATTTGCTAAATATTTAGGTTTAGATAAAGCTGAAGAAATGGTTTTAAAATCAAAGCAGGTTGTTAAATTTTCTGACAGCGATTTGCAAGATATGATTACTTACTACAAAAATAAATTAAAAGAATTTTCTTGATATTTCTAATTGTTTCTAATTGTTTGAATTGGGTAGTTTAACGACTACCCTTTTTTTTGCTAAAAGTTAAATATTTGTTAAAAAATGAAAAAATAGTTTGTAATTAAAAAAAACATTATAAATTTGCTTTATCAAACAATAACAAATAAAAAAATTAAATTATGGTAACATTAAACAAAAACAAAGAAAAAAAAGTAATTTTAATGCAAGACCTTAAAGATGGTCAAATTGCAGTAGTACTTAAAAATGATGGATTCTTACGTTATGAAGGCAAAATAGTGCAAAGATATGGAGATTGTGCAGTTTCTATTGGTGAAAAATCAGGTGAAGGTTGGTCAGATATTCAAGAAAATACTTTAAAAGTAAGAATATTAAAACAAGGAGAAATATTAACTATATCTGATAATAAATAAAAATGAAAGATTTAATAGACTACCAAAGATTCCAAGTTGAAGCATTACAAAAACGTATTTGCGAACTTGAAACAAAATTAAACGAAGTTAAAACACACATATTTGAATTATGTGATGAAGAATGTCCTGAAGAATACAAAACAATTATTAAACAAAAAACTTATGAATTATGAAAAAAATTTTAAAGCTATTAAAAAAATTTAATGAAAATTCTGAATTTGGATTACATAGTATTTGTATTTTTTCAGACAAAAGCGGAAGAATATTTGATTATGCTATGAATGAAATATATTCTTTTCATAATTTAAAACAATTAAAAAAACACTTAAAAAACAATTAAAATGAAAGATTTAACATTACACGAAAAATTAAGCAAAATTCAAGTAGAATTTAAAGCTGCAAAATCAAAATTCAACTCTTTTGGAAAATATAACTTCCGTTCAGCTGAAGATATTCTTGAAGCATTAAAACCATTTAACGAAAAATATGGTGTATCTTTTACGGTTAATGAAAGAATTATTCTTAATAACGCAGATGTTCCTTTGTTAGAATCAACTGCAACTATTCAAGATAATAACGGAATCAATGAAATTAGCGCTACTGCAATAGTAGGAGTAGACTTACAACAAAAAGGAATGCAAGTTCCTCAACAATTTGGTTCTGCATCTTCTTATGGTAAAAAATACGCATTAGGTAATTTACTTTTAATTGATGACACTCAAGACCCTGATGCAACTAATACACACGGAAAACCTGTTGCAACTACAACTGAAGTTGAGCAAAAATGGTTAAACATAGGGCAGCCTGAATTTACAAAAGCTATTGAGTATTTAAAAGGCGGTGGAAGTATTGATGTTATAGAAAAAAAGTATAAGTTAGCCAAAAAAGTAAAAGACGAACTTTTAAAAGTAAAGTAATATGAAAAATTATGATTTTAAACAAGCTAAAAATTTAATTAAATTAGCTAAAAAAGATGGTTTAGTTGAAGCTACTTTAGGTATGGCAGAAGATTGGAATTGGACTGCTAATACTGTTTGGGAAAAAGGTAAATATGTAAAAAAATTAAATAAAGAAACTTTAATAGGTGGAATAAAAAGTAGTAATTGGGCAACACCTGTTCTTGAATTGGAATTTAAAAACGGAACTATAATGAAACTTAATTGTTTTAAATAAAAATATTATAATAAAAACTGAATAGCCGACAACAGAAAAAAAAGGTAGGCAAAGTAAATTTAAATATTATGAGTTCAATTATCAATTTGAGCATTAGAGTTGACAAACTACCTAAAGAAAAGTTTGTAATGGGTAAAGACGGAGCAGTTTATTATAACTGTACGTTAAACATTAACGATGAAGCTAATCAGTGGGGACAAAATGTTTCGTTAACTGATTCACAAACAAAAGAAGAACGTGATGCTAAAAAAGCTAAAAACTATTTAGGGAACGGAAATGTAGTTTGGACTGACGGAAACATTAAAGCAGTTAAGAAAGAAGGACAACCTGCAACACAACAAGCTGCAGCTGTAGAGGTAGATTTACCATTTTAAATTAATTAGGGAGTTTAACCGCTCCCTTTTTTTAAAACAATTATGAAAGTAACAGATAAAATAACAATCACAAACGAGGATAATATGTTATTGATGGCACGTTATCCTGACAACTATTTTGATTTAGCTATTGTCGACCCGCCTTATGGAATTGGCGAAAGTTCAAATGATAATAAAAGCCGTAGCAAATTAGGAAAATCTAAAAATTACGGTAATAAAAATTGGGATGATAATGCACCAAACCAAGATTATTTTAATGAATTAAAAAGAGTTTCTAAACATCAAGTTATTTGGGGAGCAAATCATTTTATTGAAAATATCCCGAATGCAAATAGTAGTTGTTGGATTGTTTGGGATAAAGTAAATGGAGAAAATGATTTTGCTGATTGCGAACTTGCTTACTGTAGCCAAAAAACAGCAGTTAGAAAAATAGAGTTTAGATGGCACGGAATGCTTCAGGGAAATATGAAAGAAAAAGAAATTAGAATCCATCCAACTCAAAAGCCTGTAGCATTATACAAAGCTGTTTTAGATAAATACGCAAAAGAAGGAGATAAAATACTTGACACACATTTAGGTTCAGGTTCAATAGCAATAGCTTGTCACGATTACGGATTTGAATTGACTGCTTGTGAATTAGATAAAGAGTATTACGATAAAGCAATACAAAGAATAGTAAACCATACCAATCAAACTAAACTATTTTAATGACAGAACAAGAAACAATCAATAGAATGTTAATGGAAGTACTTGAAGAAGACTGCTACATTGACCCTCGAAAAGAAATAGAATATCCAATACCTGCAATAAGTTGCGGTGAGAAAGAATACGAAACAAAAGATGGTTACAAGTCTTTTCCTATTCCAATAGGTACTTATGGTAACTTTAGTTTTATTCAAGCACCACCAAAGAGTAAAAAGACGTTCTTTATTTCGCTTTTAAGCGGAGTTTATATGAAAAATGAATTACAAGGTTTTGGTGGAAATTTAAGAGGTAATAGGCAAGATAAACACGTTATTCATTTTGATACTGAACAAGGTAACTTTCACGCTTCAATGGTTTTTAAAAGACCATTACAAATGACAGGTGATAAAGATGATAAATATCATACATACGCATTACGTCAATTAGGTTTTAAAGAAAGGGTATCTTTTATTGAATACATACTTTACGACAAATTAGAAGGTAAAGATATTGGTTTGGTTATTATTGATGGTATTGCTGATTTATGTGCTGATGTTAATAACATAGAGCAGGCAAGCGAAGTAGTACAACATTTAATGCGTTGGTCAAAAGAATTAAATTGTCATATTGTAACTGTTATTCACTCAAACTTTGGTACTGATAAACCTACAGGGCATTTAGGTTCGTTTTTAGAAAAGAAAGCTGAAACACAAATACAATTAGAACTAAACACAGTAAACAAAGAACTTGTTAAAGTAAGTTGCAAAAGAAGTAGAAACGCAAGTTTTGAAGATTTTAACTTTAAAGTAAACAATTTTGGACTACCTCAAGTTGAAGGTGATTTATATGACATACTAAAAAACATTAATTGTTAAAATTATGAAAGTATTAAATTTGTATGCTTGTTTAGGTGGTAATCGATACAAGTGGGACGAAGTAGCAAAAGATGCAGGAATAGAAATTGAAGTAACAGCAGTTGAATTAGATGAAGAAGCTGCAAGATTATATCAAGAGCGTTTTCCAAATGATAAAGTAATAGTTGCCGATGCACACCAATACTTATTAGAAAATTACAAAGATTTTGATTTTATTTGGAGTTCACCGCCTTGCCCGAGTCATAGCAAAGCACGTTATTGGGGTTTTGGTAAAAATGGTTTACAACCTTGCTATCCTGATATGAAGCTTTATGAAGAAATAATATTTTTAAAATATCATTTTTTTGGCAAATGGGTAGTTGAAAATGTAAATCCTTATTACGAACCTATGTTTAACCCTATACAAAAAGATAGACATACATATTGGAGTAATTTTAAATTTCCAAATGTATTAAGTAATAGAAACGATACTGCATTAGTACAAGCTTCAAGAATACAAGATTTATGTGATTTTCACGACTATAATTTTAGAAAATACAAAGGCAAACAAAGGCTTTTAAAAATGGCTCGTAATTTAGTAGATTACGAAGCAGGAAGAACTATTTTTGAAACAGCTTTAGGAATAGTAAATAAAAAAGAAAACAAACAAATAGAATTATTTTAAAATGTTAATAACTTATTAATAAATTTGAACAATGGAAAATTTAACTATTAAAAATCATTTGCAAGACTTACAAACTTCAACTGCAAGGATGTTAGTATATAATTCTGATAACCCTGAGTTGTTAGCTTACTTTAAAGATGTTACTTTTAAGTTACAAATTATTGAACAATTATTACAAGTTGATTCAGTTTTAGATTGGAACGCTATTGAAGAAGCATATAAATCAATTCTAAGACAAGATACAGAACTAACTGATGTAGATATTAGAATAAGTTTAAAACCTGCAATAGAACAAAAGGTAGCAAAAATAACAGCCAAACTTTATTAATTATGATTTTATACATTTTATTAGCATTAATAG